CAAAGCATGGCGCACCTTACGTAGATGTGGATGACTGCCCGCCAGACCTTAAACCAAAGTCTGACAGTGTGGACATCCACGGCAACTGGCTTGGAGGTACCGACGACACCCACCATGAACGGTGGACTTGGGTGCTAAATGAAATGATCTGGGCCTTCCACCAAAAGAATTACGACTGGGAAGAGCAATACTACAGCGGTGAGTCTGACATCTACTTTGAAGATGCTGATGAAGAAGGTTACAGTGTTATGAAAAATGGACCCAACGATACCTTTCGTGTTGACCGTGATGCAATGAAAGTACATCAAGAACGTATGAACAACGGGTTCAGGTTGTTTGGAAAGTACTTTGAAAGTCTTTGGGATTAAAGGAAAGGAAACAAAATGAGTGACTACAGAGTAGACGCAGCGACTAAGGAAGAGTGGGCTGAACGAGCAATGAAAGCTGAAGCTAGGCTCAAAGATGTAGAAGAACGATACAGTTATATTGAGGATGTTTGGAATGATCTATACGGAACCATCACACGGCAACGACATAGCATGGAAAGTATGGCTACTCGTTTCCAAACAATCAAAGATACAAACACTGAGCAGTACCTAGACGTTCTCGAAGAGTTCGTAGAATACATGGAAGAAGCTTCAATATACAAACGACCAAAGTAAACAACCGCAAAGGATATAATGTGGAAATCACTATCAAAGTAACTCAAGACTTCATTGACCAACGACATGCAAACTCTGAACTGTACAACTCTACAAACCGTTCACCGCGTAAGTTCCTGATGGATCTTGATTGTGAAATCGTAGAGTATGACTACATTGCAAGAGGTGTATGGGATTCGTTAGGCACATGGGAAGTTGATGCAATAATCAACAACAAAAACGTTGATCTGAAGTTCGTACAGAAGTACTGGAACATCACTCCACGCCGTATTGTGAACATCATTCGACAGCGTAATATCTTAGATGAGTACCACTTCTGGGAATGGATCTCACGTCCAAAACGTCCACTAGAAGTTGGCGATGAAGTGGCAGTACGATTCGTAGGTGCGTTGACATACGATCAAGTAGCCGACAATATCAAACCCTCATTCAAGCAAGCCGGCGGACATTATGTCGACATCCGAGCATTGATTGAAACTTAATATAGAAAGAACATAACATGAAACTAGTATTTGACATTGAATGCAATGGCCTGACACCTGATACAATCTGGTGTATCGTAGCATACAACATCGACACCGATACTATGTATACCTTCTCTGACCACGCAACATACCACGGCACTATTGCTGATGGCGTGCGTATGCTAGAGAATGCAGAATTACTAATCGCCCACAACGGCATCGGCTTCGACGCACGTGTATTGGACAACATGTTCGGCACAGACTTGCTGTCTAAGCGGTTCCACGACACCTTCGTTATGTCTCAAGTGCTAAGCTATAAGCGTAGTCACCGACACGGCCTAGCAGGCTGGGGTGAACACCTCGGTAATAAGAAGTGGGAATTCGACAAGTGGGATGAGTTCTCCCGTGAAATGGTGAAGTATTGTCAGCAAGACGTTAAGGTAAACTATGACGTCTACAAAGCGCTTCTAGCTGAGTACTCAAAGATCTATGCTGTAAACCCTCTGATCAAAGAAGGTCTGAAAGTAGAGCATGACGTAGCAGTCTTCAATGCACGGGTCCGACATGACGGTTGGCGTCTCGACACGGTCAAGGCGAATGCAACACTCAAGCGTATGCTAGATCGTATGGAAGAGATCGAGAATGATATGCTTCCAAAGCTTGGCATGAAGACTGTATGGATCGACAAAGAACCTCGCACACCTAAGTACAAGAACAACGGTGACTTCAATCATCACACAGTAAAGCAACTAGCGGAGTACCTAGGTCATGAAGTTAAGTCAGGCGACACTCATCTTATTCAACCGACTGATACCTTCCAAAGGTCCCGACAAGAGCAAATCGAGTTGGGTTCCACAGAGCTCGTCAAAGACTGGCTCCTCCAAAACGGATGGAAACCAGACGAGTACCAAAAGAAGAAAGTCGGATTCGAGTGGGTCACAATGGGACCAAAACTTACGAGTACCTCCCTTGCAGCGTTCGGACCGGAAGGACTCCTCATCGACGAGTTCTACACGCTCCGTGCCCGTAAGGCCGTTATCGAAGGATGGCTCACGAAGCAAGTAGATGGCCGTATTCACGGTAACATGTGGACATGCGGCACTCCAACCTTCCGCTGCCGACATGAAGTAATCGTTAACCTTCCAGGTAGTGATGCTATCTGGGGCAGAGAGATCCGTGAGTTGCTAGCCGCCGACGAAGGCAAAGTAATCGTAGGCGCTGACTCTAGTGGCAACCAGCTGCGAGGTCTGTGCCACTACGTGCGCAACGACTCCTTCACTAAGGAAGTTATCTTCGGTGACCAACACCAACGTAACGCTGATAGTCTCGGCTGCTCACGCTCAATCGCTAAGTCTTATCTCTACGCATACTTATTCGGTGCTGGAGACGCAAAGCTAGGTCAAGTACTGACTGGTAAAGCTAATGCATCAGTAGGTAAAAAGTCCCGAGCTGACTTCGCCAAAGGCATCAAAGGCTTGGAAGAACTGAAAGAGAAACTAGCGAAAGTGTGGAAGAACACACGCTTCGGTGGAGGTGACGGTAAGATCCCTGGTCTAGACGGTCGACCTATCTTCGTGCCCTCTGATCACCAAGCATTGAACTACCTATTGCAATCCGCTGAAGGTATCACATGTAAGGCTGCTGTATCTTATGCTATGGCCAAGATCAAAGAGGAAGGCATCGAGGCTGAAGGACGTATCTTCTATCATGATGAGATCGCGTATCAATGCAAGCCAGAAGATGCTAAGCGTGTAGGTGAGATCTTACAAGAAGCGTTTGCTGAAGCTCCTAAATGGTTCAATGTAGTCTGTATGGACGGTGGTGCACCTTGCATCGGATCATCTTATGCGGACGTTCACTAATGGATTGGGATCTTGAAAGAGCAAAGAAGAAACCTGCGTGGAAGCGTAGAAGCAAGCTTCGTCAAGACTCAACACCATGTGAGCAGTGTGGTGAGACAAGCTACAAGTTCGAACTTAAGAACAAAGTCCAGCCTATTTGCATTCGATGTTACCGTAAGCTCCAACAGGAAGAAACGGACTTCACAATGTATGAAGGTCGAATCGTAACCCACCTGAACGTTAAAGGTTTTGGTGGGACAAACGAACGTAAGAGAGACACAAAAGACTACTCAAAGAAATATGATTAAGAAAGGAAACGTAATGTTTCAAGATATCCTACTGATCGATGCAGACTCAATCTACTTCCGTATTGCGATGGTAACACAGAAGAAGAATGAAATCCGTAAAGGCATCAAACGCACTATGGAAGAGATCCGAAAGAACTGTGGAGTCGATAGATTCATGTGTGCCGTTAAAGGCGATGGTAACTTCCGTGATCGAGTAGACCCTGACTACAAAGGGCATCGTAAAGCATTAGAACCAGAAAAGAAAGCAGCTGTCTTGTACGGACTCCAGCATATGATTGACGAGTATGGTGCAATTCCAGCAGACGATATGGAAGCAGATGATCTAGTAAGCATCTGGGCATACGAAATGATGGATGCTGGAATGGAACCTATCATCGTAGCGATCGACAAAGACTTACTGCAGATTCCAGGTTGGCATTACAACTTCGTTAAGAAGGATCCACCCCGGTACGTCAACGCAGATGAAGCTAACATGCTTCTAATGATGCAATGCTTGACAGGTGACACAGCCGACAACATCAAAGGCATCAAAGGAGTTGGTCCAAAGAAAGCTGAGAAGATCTTAGCAGGTGTTCCCATGGAACGTCGTTGGAATCGAGTAAAAGCAGCGTACCGACAACACAAAGCCGGTAAGCTCGAAAGCAACTGCATTCTCCTAAAGATGCTGAAAGACTGGCATGAGTATGAGAGCATCTTAAAGAAGTATCCAAATCTGAAGGAGAACAAAACAGATGAAGACTCTACAAGTAAGTTTGAACGTGAAGCCGCTGAGCGCAAACATTATGTACCTGAGGAACCGTCACAAGACGGCAGCGTACAAGAAGTATCAGATGGAGATCCTGGACGAACTGAAGGGAACTGAGTGGCCATTCGGCAACTCGCCTGTGAACTTCGATATTGATGCTGGCTTCTCAACACGAGCAGCCGACATCGATAACGTTCTCAAACCTCTGCTTGATACGTTCCAATCTATCTACGATGACTTCAACGACAATAAGGTTTATGGCCTTACTGCTACAAAGTACATTGTGCCTAAAGGTAAAGAGTTCCTTGTAGTGCGTATCGAAGAAACTACAGAAACTGACATTGAGAACTCAAAGCTTAAACCTAAGTCCTGATGAAGGAGAAAGAGAGTCCAAATGAAAGAAGCTTGCGATGAATGCGGAAGCTCTGACGCCAAGCATGTGTATGAAGACGGTCACACACATTGCTTCTCATGTAACAAAACAACATTCCCCAAAGAAGAAAGTGCACCAGTGAAAACAACTACACCAACAACGAACACTTCAAACAACATCGCTGAGCTCCACTCTCTTAACAGCTATCCCATGTCGAGTCGTGGTATCAGTCAAGAGGTAGTAGAGTTCTTTGATGTCAAAATGGGCTTCGATGAGAACCGTAAACCTAAAAGCCACTACTATCCATACACAAAGAACAACACAACAACCGCTTACAAAGAACGACAACTTCCAAAGTCCTTCTACGTACATGGTGACTTCAAAGATGTTGATCTGTTTGGACAGTCTAAGTTCTCAGGTGGACGCACACTAGTTATCTGTGAAGGTGAGATTGATGTTCTGTCAGTCGCCCAAGCCTTCAAAGACTACAAAGGTGTTATCTACCCTGTGGTTGGTCTGCCGAGCGCGAGTGATACGAACTCTGTCCTACGTCAGCGAGACTGGGTCAATGGCTTTGCCAAAGTCATTCTGATGATGGACCACGATGAGGCTGGAGACAAAGCCACAGACGTCTTATCAAAGATGATCAAAGCTGGTAAAGCCTTCGTAGCTAAACTTCCTGAGAAGGATGCGAATGAAACACTAGTCAAACACGGCAAAGACGCTATCCTCCGAGCCATCTGGGACGCCAAGGAGTGGTCACCTGCAGGGATCGTGACAGGGGACAAGGTGTGGGAACATTTCCTCGCCCGTCAATCAGTAACATCTGTTCCATTCCCTGACTGCATGCAAGGCATTAATGAAAAAGTAGGAGGAATGCGGCATGGTGAAATCACTCTGTTCACTAGTGGTACTGGCTCAGGTAAGTCTACTATCATCAAAGAGATTATCCTCGATCTTCTCGACAAAACAGAAGACCGAGTTGGTCTTGTCAGCCTTGAGGAAAGCATCGGTGATACTGCAGAAAAGTTCGTATCAATGGCGCTCCGACGACCCATCTTGGGTGAACCTCCACTTACGGAAGAAGAGCTTAAAGTTGGCTTCGACAAAGTGTTTGGAGACGAACGGCTTGTCCTGCTCGATCACCAAGGATCTGTTGGAGACAGCTCCCTCATCGACAAGATCGAGTACATGTGCCTCATGGGATGTAAATATCTTGTTCTCGACCACATCACCATCGCCGTCTCGGAAGGAAGTGAAGGTCTATCAGGTAACGAAGCCATCGATAAGATCATGTCCGATCTGCTTAAGGTAGTTAAACGCCACAACGTTTGGCTAGGCTTGATCTCTCACCTACGTAAAGCACCTATGGGTAAATCATTCGAAGAAGGTAACATGCCTTCGATCGATGAGATCAAAGGTTCAGGCTCGATCAAGCAAATCTCGTTTGACATCATTGCGTTCTGTCGTAACATGACCGCGGAAGATGAGCTCGAGCGTAACACCATTAAGTACTCAGTCCTTAAATCGCGGTTCACAGGAAGAACCGGTCCAGCAGGAGCAGCTAACTATGACCCTAAGACAACACGACTACAAAACGCAAACAACATTGGATTCGAAGGTATTGACTTATGATCGATACTATCTCAGTGTTGCTCAACTGACAAGTCAAATGTCTCATGACATTAAGATCCGAGTGGGTTCTATCATCGTACGCGATGGTCAGATCCTAAGTCAAGGCTGGAATGGCACACCAAGTGGTATGTCTAACAACACACGTAACGCATTAGGCGAGACAAAGCCAGAGACGATTCATAGTGAAGAGAACGCGCTTATGAAACTCGCGAAGAACGGTGGTGGTTCTGATGGAGCCACCATCTACTGCACTCATAGTCCATGCTATGGATGCGCTAAGCTAATCCTCCAAGCGGGGATCAAAAGAGTAGTATACTCAGAACTGTACTGCTCTAAATCCCTAGACTTTATGAAAGAGAGAGGACTTGAACTTGTATTCATTAGACCAAGTGATCGAGTATCTCAACAAGAAGATCAGCCGTGTAAACCTTAATAATCAAAAGGCTAACCGCGGAGGAGTTCTTGTTAAGACTCACCACGGCTGGGAAGATAAAATGGAAATGTTGGTAGCAATAACGTTTCAAATCATCCAATCCCAGTTCACAAGAACAGCAAACGACTATCTACCCGGCGAGTCTAGCCTTACTTCAACCTCAATGGTCATTGGTAAGGCTGTTGCAAGGTTGATCAGTAGAGAACCAATCAAGATAGAACACCAACTAACCATCGGAGACCTCTTCATCGAGGGCTTTGTGTATCATGGCTTTGCTGAGTTGATTCCTCCAACGCGACGAGACGAATCGTACATCCTCAAAGCAACACCTAAATGGGAAGAGCTAGCTGACATACCTTTAGACGTAGTGAAAGAGACAATCCTTGGAAGCTATAAAGAGCCTCAGCCAATCAGTAAGAACATGCATAAGATGCACGACTACTTATATGATCCTGAAGCTCCTTACGTAATCGCAGTTAAGAACCTGCAAAACGTGAACTGGTCGATCAACACGTCAGTACTAGACAAAATCATTGCTCCACCTTCACAACCTGAAGAGAACGATGCTAAGGAGCAAAGACGTAGAAGCAAAGTGATTGAACATAGATTCATTACAGCCAAAGCAGAAGTCCTAAAAGAATGGGATTGCTTCTACCAAACGTTTGAGATTGACTATCGTGGTCGTATCTATAACACTGAACCGTTCTTGAACTACCAAAGCAGTGACATGGCTAAAGGTCTGCTGCTGTTCGCAGAGCCAAAGCCTATCAACGAGAGTGGTAAGTTCTGG